CATCTCAGGAACATCAAGCGAATCAGAAGATCGCAGTGGAACTGCAAGGAGCTCAAGAGGGTTAATTTAATAACACCCCCCACGCCTTCTGGCGGATGGTATAACAATGGCCATTAGAAGTCCAGGCGCACCCCGGGGGGTTACTACTGCTGAGTAACATGAGGTATGTTACATGTACAATGTGAAGTTAACTCAAGATGAGACCGATAGAATTCGCTCAGGCGATACTGCGCTTCTCATCAAGAAACTGGAGGAGGGGGATAAGCATCTCACCTCCGCTCTGAAGAAGAGCAAAGACAACCTGGCGTTCTACCAAGGAGCCTCCCATGTTGTTGATGCACTTCTGAAAACCTTAAGAGGATACCTGCATTGACCGCACTCGTATCCGAAGGAAGAAGAATGAGTAGAATTAATATTGAGCAGATGGAGAAGGAAGAGAAGGAACTCGAAGATCGTATCGTTAGCCTTCAAGGGGGTAAGACTAAGCCCCCGGAAGAGGCTGGAGACAACAAGCCCCTCCCTGAGGACTCCCCACAGAACACGGAGCTAGTCACTCCTGACGCTCTGGGCTCCGAAGAGAACCGAGTTGAATCCGAGAGAGAGGACTGGGAGAAGCGCTACAAGAACCTCAGGGCTTCCCGAGATGAAAATCTCTGGAAGACTAAGCAGGATCTTCAAAGAGCGATGGAACAAGTCCAGTCCCTACAGCGAGAACTGAGCGAGTTAAAGGCCAGACAGTCTGCCCCCTCTGTTGATCCCTTCGCTGGGGTTATCACGGAGGAGGATGAGGATGCACTAGGTCCTGCCACCTTAGCCACCATGAAGAAAGTCACTCAGAGAGCGACCGAAGCTGCCACTGAACCCCTCAGGAAAGAACTTGAGGAAGAGCGGAAGAGGCGTGTAAGAAGTGACATGGAGATGGTGGAGAGGTTGAAGCAGGAGAACTACTCTGCATTTCTGGGGAAGATTGCTAATGCTGAACCTGATTGGAAAGCTATCAATTATGATCCTGGTTTCATAGCCTACATGGACGAACCGGATCTGGATGGCATTCCCAGGAAGACCTACTTTTCCGAGGCTGAGGCTCAAGGGAATGCTGCCCTGGTCATCCGCTACATGAAGGAGTATAAGCAGTGGAAGCTTGGGATTAAACCCAAGGCTGATCCACTGGCTTCTAAGGTAGCCCCGACTGGCGAAGGTGCAGGTTCCAATGTAGCTCCGAAGACAGACAAGGTGCCTGAGAGGATTTCTCGGGCTTACATTGACAAGTTCTATTCGGACCTCACCAAAGGCAAGTACAAAGGGAGGCACTCGGAAGCTGAGGCTATCGAGGCTAAGATTGAGAAAGCTGTTGTGGAGGGCCGAGTAGTATAAATAAAAGGAACATACTACTATGGGTGCAATTCGTCCTATTGGCGCAACTCCGATCACTGGCTATACTCAGAGTGAAGAGCAGTACTACGGCTCGTCCGATACTACCAACTTCATTCCTGAGCTTTACGCTAAGAAGGTTCTGAAGAAGTAAGGAAGTTCTTCATTAAACCCTCTCTAAAAAACGGGGTAAATCCGAGGGAAGGTTTCTATCACTCACTATGAGGAGATTGAAATGCTGTATAGTAAACTCAAAGCTGGTACTTTGAGAGATCATTCTGAGCAGATGAACAAGTGGACTGCAGGGTTCTTTGATGCTGATGGTTGTGTGTCCCTGCATATAAAGAAACATTCAAACGGAAGGTATGGAGTATATCTGCAAGTATCTATAGCGCAGACTAAACCAGAGATACTTCACCTTCTTAAAGCGCACTATAAAATTGGTGGGATTTCTGGGGTATCTTGGCATCTCTCTGGTACAGATGCGAGAAGACTACTGAACCTTATAGGTAAGCACCTCAAGATCAAAGCGACCCATGCGGATAATATGCAGTGGGTTGTGGATGAACTCCAAGGTTTGTCTATAAAAGATCCTTCTGATTTGAAAGAGTACGCAGAATGTTCGAGGAAGAATAGCAGGTGGAGGACAGAACCAAAACATATCCCGCTGGCATATATGGCTGGGTATTTTGATGGGGACGGACACTACCTGTGTAGGGTTGGGCGTATCCGAAGATTCGAGGATGGAAGGGTTCGGAAAGATAACCTTCTAAAACTCTTCGTAGGTTGCGCTCGGTGGGATTCCTTCTTGCTGGATAAGCTTCACCAAGATTACGGCGGATCAATAGCACTCCGAAAGGATGGTTGCTATTTCTGGCAGCTTGCATTAGGGAAATCATCAAGATCCCTCGCTATGAAACTACTCCCTAAGCTCAGGAAATATTCCTGCTTACCTGATAAATTTAAGGTTATTGACAGGATGATAGCATTTCACACCACCCGCAGAGACTAAACGAGAGGGGGCTATATGCTATGCGATAGTCCATTTATGCTTCTACATCTCGACTGTTTACAACGAGATTTTCAACACTGACTAAACCTAAATGGTCACTTGGGGTGTGAACCCCTCGATTAAATTGCGTGAATTGCTGGAACCCTGAGATGGGAATCAGCAGCCTAGCTTGTGGAGAAATCCACTTGAAGGTTCAACGACTAACCTCCGATCCTTAACAGGTAAAGCTGAAGGGTGTAATGAGGACACGAGCGCGCAACCCTTGGAAACAAGGTGATGATATAGTCTGATCTTACAGGAATAAGAACTGTAAGTGCATAAGATAAAGCTTATGCAACAACATAATGATGAAGGTGAGATCAAAGGCCAAGGCGCTAAGGTTATCATCCGTAAGACTCCGACCATTACCGTTGGGGACTACAGCGTAGGGAAGGTGATCTCCTATGAGGTACCGGAAGCAGACAGCACTGAGCTCCTGATCGACCAGGGTATCTACACTGCGTTCCAGGTTGATGATGTGAACAAGGCTCAGGCTGACATTGAGCTGGTCTCCCTGTTCGCTAATGACGCAGCGATGCGGATGAAGGTTAAGGTAGATTCGGAGGTTCTCTCCTACATCGCTACCCGTGCTGACTCTGCGAACAAAGGTGCCACTGCTGGTGCCATCTCTGCGTCTGTGGACCTTGGTGCAATTACTGGTGCTGGGGCCTCCATAGACATCACCGCTGATAACGCTATTGAATATCTCGTGGATCTGAACATGATCCTCGACGAAGCGAATCAGCCCAGTGAGGGTCGTTGGGTTATTCTCCCGGCCTGGTACTGTGCTCTCCTGAAGAAAGGGGATCTGCGTTCTGCTGACATTCAAATGTGATGTCATTAAACCACTTTAGATAACGGAGTAAAATCCGATAGAACCTCCTTCACCCATCGTAGGGTTGGATAATAGCTGCACCTAATGAGGTGCTTAAGCTACAGGGGCTAGCAGAGACTAAACAAGTGGGGGATCTAAGGATCCTAAGTGATAGTCCAAAGTAGTTATAATTACTGCTTATGACAGGAGATAGTACCGGAGTAATCCGGAATGGGCTCATCGGGCAAGTGGATCGCTTCCGAGTCTACATGAGTAACAACCTGCATAAAGCCACCGATGGCGATGCCGAGACCTCTTGGTATGTCATGGCTGGAACTAAGGAAGCTTGTACATTCGCTGCTCAGATCGACAAGGTTGATACCCTGAAGATCCCGACCAGCTTCGGTGAGTGAATACCAGTGCTCACCTAAAACCGCTTTAGATAACGGAGTAAAATCCGATAGAACCTTAACTCACCTCAAGGAGGTTGGGATGGTTGATACTAACGATTATATTTATCGCTTTCTTAATGGTAATCTCGGAGAGAACAGAAAGCACAGCGAGGTAGTGAATAAGATTCTTGCTGGATACATCGACTCTGATGGTACGGTCAGCATACACAGGAATGAGGGGACACTGAGGATAAGCTTAACTCTCTCCCAAGCTGCTGTGAATGATCCTGATTTTGAGATACTTAGAGCCTTTCATAAGTTCTACGGCCTTGGTACTCTGCACTTTAGATTCTCTGATGTTGAAGGCGAGTCTTCCCGCTGTGACTGGAAGCTTAGTATTGCTGATACCATTAAGCTGTTTAATCTCTTGGGTAAACACCTTATAGTAAAGGGAACTTTACTGAGAGACTGCATAAAACTTTATGAGGAGAACAAAGGGAAGAAACTATCTGATGCCGAGTATGAGGTGATATGCAATACTCGGGATACACTCAGATCTTCTTCGGGCCCTCTAAAGAGGAAGAAGCACCCATCCTGGGCTTGGCTTGCTGGGTACATAGCTGGTGATGGGCACCTCTGTTGCAGGTTAAACAGGAAGCGAAGGAAATATGATAAGAAAGTGGATAAGTACTACGACATGACCTACAATGAGTTGTATGTTGTAATAGTTAGCGACATACGTGGGCCATTAGATTTCTTGATGGAACACCTCAATGGTAGTGTGTATGCTGTAAAGGACTCCTACTTTCAATGGAAACGATCACTCGGGAAGGGAAACCTTAAGTTCTCCGAGGAGTTCTTATCCAAGTTGAAACCATACATGCTGCATCCTAAGAAGTATAGAGCAATCCAGAGGATGCTAAAGCATTTAAGGGCTAGCAGAGACTAAACAAGCGGGGGATCGTAAGATCCTAAGTGATAGTCCATTATGACTGGCGGACCCTTATGGTATATGGACGGGCTGTGGTTCAGCCTACCGCGTTAGCAAGCCTGATCTGTAAGAAAGGCTAAACATCTTCCCTCCAGAGAGAAATACGCACAGCTAGTGTAGTACCTCTCTGGGGGGTTTTTCATAGGAGCTATACAAATGTCTGACCGAGTGGTGGTACTTATTGTACAAACTGGATGCGAAGAGGTGGTCAGTAAGGAATACTATGAGCGCTATAAGAATGACGGGCTCGTATACAGAGGTGATTACAAGGAACCTGTGAAGAAAGCTGCAGCTAAATCTAAAGAGGACTAATGAATGAACTTTCTCGATATCGCCAAGACAGTAAGGTCTCTGGCTGGCATCCAAGGAACTGGACCGACATCTGTTGTTGATGCCCAAGGTATTGAGGCAGTCATTGTCCAGTTCGTTAAAGATGCTAATGTTGATATTCAGTCTCTCCGGGAAGACTTTGAGTTCATGGAGGCCACACAAACATTCCTCACTGTTCCTGGGCAATCAACGTATACCCGGGCCACAATCTTTAACTCAGCTGATCCTCCGCTGAAAACATATAAGCATGGCTCGTTCTGTATCACAGACCTCTCTGGGCAGAAGCACTGGCTCCGTGAGTATGAATATTATGAGACTCTGGAGCACAGATACCTAAATGATACCCAGAGATCCCTACCGAGGGAGGTGGGAATTAATGCTCAGCGCTCAGTGGTAGTGAAGCAGACCCCAGACAATAACTACACAGTTCAATTTAAATACTACAGGAATCCTCAGATCCTGAGTGGAAACTCAGATATTCCCTGG